ACGACGGCAATCTGCACGTTCTCAAATGCTTCGTGGTCTTCGGCATCATTTACGGCTCGTGGCGCACTCATCTATAATAGCTCGCAGTCGAATAAGTCGGTTGCAGTGTTGGATTTTGGTTCGGATAAGACGGCTTCGGCTGGTACTTTCACGATCATCTTCCCAACGGCTGATGCTTCTAATGCCATTATCAGGATAGCATAAGCAATTTTATAAATTGCGTTAGGGCTAACATGACATGGTCGATTCAACCGTAGCCTTCCAAGGGTGGAACCGATCCTCCGGTTGGGGGATCGGCGCTTTTGGTACGGGTTCGGTTGCAATCGCTTTAGCTACAGGAGCGGTCGGTTCCGTTTCTGTCACAGGTACAGCTAACGTATCCCCGACTGGTTTAGCTGCCACGGGAGCGGTCGGTTCCGTTTCTGTCACAGGCACAGCTAACGTATCCCCGACTGGTGTCAGTGCCACGGGTTCTCCCGGATCTGTTTCTGTCACAGGCACAGCTAACGTATCCCTAACTGGTGTTTCAGCTACTGGTGCTATAGGAACCGTTTCCGTAACGGGTACAGCCAATGTCAGCGTTACTGGCGTCAGTGCCACAAAGGGTATTGGATCTGTTTCTGTCACAGGAACAGCCAACGTATCCCCGACAGGTGTCTCCTCAACAGGTGCAATAGGCACAGTCTCAGTTACTGGAACGGCCAATGTTTCTGTTGGAAGTGTCAGTTCTGCTGGCGCTGTTGGTAACGTATCCATTACTGGAACGGCCAATGTATCGCCTTCCGGCATAAGTGCCACAGGGTCGGTTGGGTCTGTAAGCATTTCAACGACGGCCAACGTAACTACTACCGGGGTAGCAGGTACGGGTGCTGTTGGGACGGTAAATGCTACCGGAAACGCAGTTACCAACGTCACGGGTGTTTCGTCCACTGGTTCTACTGGCGCGGTTTTTGTCACTGGCGATGCCAATGTTTCCCCGACAGGCTTATCTGCTACGGGGACCGTAGGAACAGCTACCGTACTTCTTACGACAAACGTATTTGCCATTGGTGTTTCAGGGACAGGCGCTATTGGCACAACGACGGTATTTGTTAGCACTCAAGTATACCCAATCGGTGTCACAGCCTATGGATATGCTGGACAAGTACTAGTTTGGGGCGAGATTACCCCTAGTCAAAACCCATCTTGGAATGCTATAACTCCAAGCGAAGATCCGGGTTGGACTATTATCTCCCCCGCTACCTCGTCTACTTGGACGCCAATTGCGCCAGATGGAGATCCGGGGTATACTCCAATCACACCTTCTCAGTCCCCTAATTGGACTAAGATAGCGGCTTAAGGGTCCTAGAATGGCAAGTACCTATTCAACCAACCTTGCTCTCGAACTTATGGGTACGGGCGATCAGTCCGGCACGTGGGGATCGACGACCAATAACAATCTTGGAACGTTGCTTGAGCAGGCGATTGTCGGTTACGTGTCACAGGCTGTCACGGACGGCGCTGACACAGTTCTTACGATTCCGAATGGTACGACTTCGAACGGTCGTAACTATGTAATCAATCTCACTGGCACGTTGACGGCAGCAAGAAACGTTCTTGTTCCTGCGGTCAACAAGCCATATATCTTTGTGAATGCCACGACTGGCGGTTTTGCTGTCACGGTAAAGGTCTCCGGGCAGACGGGTGTCACGATTGTCAACGGCAAGAAGGCAATCGTGTATTGCAACTCGACGGATGTAATCGAAGTTGCAAATGCCCCTGTCACGGAAGCTGGTACGCAGACTCTGACCAACAAGACTTTTGGTGCTATGACCGTTACGGCGGATATCACCATGTCAGGTACGGGTGAAATCAAGCTTCCTGCCAGCACGACTGCAAACCGTTCTGGTTCCCCGACTTCAGGTATGCTTCGCTTCAATACGGATACTACGTCTTTTGAAGGTTATAATGGTACGGTTTGGGGAAGTATCGGCGGCGGCGCTACGGGTTCTGGTGGTGACGCGGTATTCTGGAATAACGGTCAAACGGTGACGACATCGTATAGCATTCCTGCTACTACCAATGCTGGTACGTTTGGTCCGATCACGGTTGGTTCTTCTGCCACTGTAACCATTCCATCCACATCAACTTGGACGGTAGTCTAATGGGTAGTTTAACACTTCAGGGATCAGTCAGTGGTCAGGTTACTGTTGCCCCACCATCCGTGGCGGGTACGCAGACTCAGACGCTTCAAGCAGCCTCTGGTACAATTCCTCTGATCAACTCCGCTGGCGCTCTGGTCAACACAGGGCCTTTCTTTGTAAATACGCTATCGGTAACTACATCATATTCAATCCCATCGGGCAGCAGCGCCCACTCAGTAGGCCCAATTTCAGTGGCTTCTGGTGTGGCAGTGACGGTCCCCGGCGGTAGCAAGTGGGTGGTACTTTAAATGTCATTGATTCTTAACGCTTCCACATCGTCTGGATTGGTTGTAACCGCTGATAACAGCGGATCATTTGTGTTCCAAAGCAATGGGGCAAACCCTGTTACGCTTCCTAATACGGGAACTGGAACTGTTGCTGTGCAAGGCGTATCTACAAATATTGTTTCTGGTACGGCTCAATCTCCCACCTCTGGAACTTCTTACACGTTTACAGGCATACCATCTTGGGCAAAACGTGTTACATTTATGTTGAATGCGCTTGCATTCAACACAAGCAATATTCCGCAACTTCAACTTGGTTCTGGGAGCGTTACAAGCACTGGATATGTGAATAACGTGGTTTGGGTTACGAATGCCAGCGCAGTAAACGAAAGTGGTTCTACAACAGGGCATACCCTTGTTCCTACCGCGATAGCAGGGACATATTACGGTTCTGTTGTGTTTAATTTATTAGGAAGTAATACTTGGATTGGGACTGGAGTTACTCAATTCCAATCCAGTGGTGGTACGTCTTATCACACCAGTTCAATTGCTCTTTCTGGCGCATTGGACCGAATAAATCTTACGACGACTGGTGGCACGGCAACGCTTTCTTCTGGCTCCATCAACATCCTTTACGAATGAGATAGTCATGTCATCCATTACCCTTAACGGCGACACAAGCGGCTCAGTACAGATATTGGTTCCAGCAGTAGCGGGAAGCGGTCAGGTGACTATTCCCTCCGGCGTTGGCACGGCTGCGGTGCAGGGTGTGTCTACGAATATTGTGTCGGGTACATCTCAAGCATCTACATCTGGTACATCTATTACGTTCGCGGGTATTCCAGCGTATGCAAAACGCATTACGATTATGCTTCAAGGCGTTGCTGGACCAACTAACCCTTACATTGTTCTTGGAACAAGTGGTGGTTTTGTAACAACTGGCTATACGTCTACGGGAATCGGTGTTTCAAATTCATCAACTACGGCTGGCGTAAGTGCAACAACGGCATTTGCCATATTTAACTCCAGTGGCACCAATACAATAAATACTGTTATGGTATTAAATAACGTATCTAATAATGTTTGGATAAGTAGCCATACAGGATCATATACGACTTCTACGGCCCAGTTTGGTGGTGGCAGCGTTTCTTTGTCTTCTGCATTGACACAAATTAAAATTCAAGCTGCTAACGGCACAGATACTTTTACCGCTGGCAATATCAACATCCTTTACGAATGAGATAACCCATGACCACCATAGTTGACGGTTCTAACGGAGTATCCTACCCGCTTGGCGGTGCCACCCAAACCACGGGTATGGGTCCGGCATTTTCGGCAACGCTTAGCACTAACCAGTCCATAAGCAGCACTACTTCAAAAATTCAGTTTAATACAAAAGATTTTGATACGAATAATAACTATGATGCTGTGACCAATTATCGGTTTACGCCGACCGTGGCGGGTTATTATCAAGTCAATCTTATCACAACTTCATCAAATAGTGCTGGATCGGGTTCTGGCACATTTATCTATGTGTATAAGAATGGCGTCGCTTATAGAGGACAGGGATCGGATGCTCCGGGTGCTGGCTATAATCAGGCGCTTTCAGTTTGCTGTGTCATGCCATTTAATGGGACAACAGATTACATTGAAGCGTATTTAAGAACTGGCGGCTCAGTGACATTGTATACAACCTTAAATGCCACCAACGCATCTTCATTTTCCGCCGCATTGGTAAGGGGTTTATAACATGACCGCAACACTCCAAACCACCGTCATCCAGAACGCCTCATCCTCGACGCCCAACATCACGTTGGACACGGCGGGTAACGTCACAGGCGGCGCAAACCTTGTTGCTACGGGTATGCCGTATGGGTCGTCGTCGTTTCTGCGGAACCGTATTATCAATGGGAATATGGTGATTGACCAACGGAATAACGGGTCAAGTTACACATCTGTCGGTGGTGGAGCGCATGGATACGCACTTGACCGATGGTGTGGAATTAATTCGCAAGCATCCAAATACACAATTCAGCAAAATGCTGGGTCTATTACACCGCTAGCAGGATTTAAGAATTATTTGGGTGTCACATCTTCGTCTGCTTATACCGTTGGTGCCAGTGAAATTTTTGGCATTTGGCAATTTATTGAAGGATACAACGTCGCTGACTTAGCATGGGGGACAGCATCTGCTGCCACTGTTACTTTGTCTTTCCGGGTATATTCAAGCCTAACAGGGACATTTGGCGGTGCCATTCAAAATGGTTCCGCAACGCGAAGTTACCCGTTTTCCTATTCAGTTCCGACCGCAAACACATGGACAACTATTTCTATAACCATTGCTGGAGATACGACAGGAACTTGGGCAACCGATAATACCGCTGGTTTAAATTTGATTTTTAATTTAGGTACTGGCGCGTCTCTTAGTGGCACTTCAGGTGCGTGGGCTGGTACAGGCTATTATGCGCCGACTGGCGCAGTCTCCGTCGTCGGCACATCTGGCGCAACCTTCTACATCACAGGCGTCCAACTCGAACAAGGCTCTGTAGCCACACCATTTGAACGGCCATTATACAGCAAGCAGTTGGCTGATTGTCAGAGGTATCTACCTGCCTATAATGCTTCTTCAGCGTTACAATTGGGAATTAGTTATAATTATACATCCACATCTTCAACGGTTGTAATTCCCTTTAAGGTTTCAACAAGGGTCGCTCCAACTGGTATAACTGTCAGCTCTCAATCAATTTTAACTGCTTATACAGGTGGAAATCCTTATACGGCAACTGCAATTACTTTAAATGGCGCGTCAACAGAAGTTGGAACTGTATCTCTTACAATTTCTGGTGCTACGGCAGGACAGGCCGGATTAGTAAATTTTAATGCCGCCGGGCAACTTTTATTTACAGGATGTGAATTATGAGTGAATGGACGCCATATATACGGTTGGGCCAAACCAATCCTGATGCGGTTACACGGGTGCTTGATAATGGCGCGCAAGAAAGCCGCCTTGCATTTTCATTTACTCAAGATGATCCCGATTACGCCGCCATCATGCAGTTGGTTGCAGATGGCAAACTTACCATTGGAGCCGCAGAATGAGCATTATCCTAAACGGTCAAAATGGTGAAACCCCTGCCCAATGGACTACAGCAACACGTCCAGCATCCCCTAACACGGGACAGTATGGGTATAATACGACCACTAATGCTCTTGAGTATTACAATGGTTCTGCGTGGACATCATCGGGTGGACAAACGACCGCTGCTGTTCAAACGTCAAGCTTTACGGCAGCTTCTGGCTATATTTATCCAGTCAACACGACATCTGCGGCTATCACTGTAACCTTTCCAGCATCCCCATCAGCCGGAAACCAAATTACAATTTTGGATTATGCGGGAACGGCGTCTTCCAACAATATTACGATTGCTCCTAATGGTAATAAAATAAATGGGGCAACATCAAATTTTGTAATTAGTGTACCGCGTCAAGCATATACTTTTGTCTATGTAGACTCCACTCAGGGTTGGCTACTGTCTTCGCAACAGTATTCTTTAAATCCTCCATCATATGCTGTTTCTGCATTAATTGTTGCTGGTGGTGGTGGTGGCGGAGCTAACGCTGGGGCTGGAGCGGGTGGGTTAATATACCTTGTAAACCAAACCCTGACATCTGGAACAACCTATTCAATTGTCGTTGGTGCTGGTGGTAATGGTGGCGCTAGTCCGACAAGCGGAGGAAATTCGTCAGCTTTTAATAACACAGCAATTGGTGGCGGCGGCGGAAATTTGACCGCTGGTGGATCAGGATCAGGCGCACCAGCTAGTAGTGGTAGCGTATCCGCAGGTGGCTTGGGTACGGCTGGTCAAGGAAATAATGGTGGTAGCAACGGTAACAATTCCCCGCCATTCCCGGGCGGTGGTGGTGGCGGCGCTGGCGCGGTTGGCGGATCAGGTTCAGGTAACAATTCCGGTGCGGGGGGCAACGGTATTGCTTACTCCATTACTGGATCATCTGTTTATTATGCGGGTGGAGGCGGGGGCGGTGTATATCAATCCCCCGGCGTTGCGGCAAGTGGTGGTTTGGGTGGCGGCGGAACTGGCACATCCAGTGCATCCGGGCAGGGAACTGCCGGAACTGCAAATACTGGCGGCGGCGGCGGCGGCGGCGGTAACGCAGCAAGTGGTGGTTACGGTGGGGCGGGTGGCTCTGGTGTGGTAATCCTATCCATTCCATCAGTCAGTTATTCTGGTGTAACAACAGGCTCTCCAACTATTACAACGTCTGGCACAAATAAAGTTCTTACGTTTACATCATCTGGGAGCTACACAGCATGAGCCATTTTGCAAAAATCTTTAATAGCAAAGTTGTTCAGGTTATTGTTGCAGAGCCTGACTTCTTTAATTCGTTTGTTGATTCGTCACCGGGCCAATGGATTCAAACATCTTATAATACCCGTGGCGGCGTTCACTATGGTCAAGATGGACAACCTGATGGTGGTGTTGCCCTGCGCGGCAATTACGCGGGTGTGGGTGACACATATGACGGCATACATGATGTATTTTATGCTCCCCAACCCCATGATTCATGGGTGTTGAATCAGACAACTTGGTTATGGGAAGCACCTGTTGCCTATCCAAATGATGGCAATAATTACCGCTGGGATGAAGCTACCAAAAGTTGGGAATTAGTTTCGTAATTGAAGGTTCTAGAGATGTATTCCCGGTGAAATGAGGATATGTAATGCCTCTACAAAAGATTCAATTTAGGCCGGGGATTGTTCGGGACCTAACAGCTTATACGACCGAGGGCGGATGGTTCGATGGCAACCTTGTGCGTTTCCGCTTTGCCTATCCGCAATCCATTGGCGGATGGCAGAGGTTATCGAACAATAGCTTTCTAGGCACCTGCCGCTCCCTCATGGGTTGGAATACCCTTGCAGGGCAGTATTATGTCGGCACGGGAACGAGCCTGAAATTCTATGTCGAGAACGGTGGCGCATTTTATGATGTGACACCTATTCGTCGTACAGTGACACTGACAGCAACTAACGTATCTACACCCACAGGCGGTCCATTCACGGTCACCGTTGGCTCTCCTGTAATTAACGTCTATGACGTAGGTCACGCAGCAACGGTAAACGATTTTGTTACGTTTTCCGGTGCTACCGGACTGGGTGGCAATCTGGTGGCTGCGGTACTTAACCAACAGTATCAGATCACCAAAATCGTCGACGGCGACAACTATCAAATCACTGCTTCGGTTTCTGCAAACTCCAGTGATACAGGCCATGGCGTTAGTGTAACGGCTGCATACCAAATCAATACAGGTCTTGACTACTTTGTTGATGGCGCGGGCTGGGGTGCGGGAACATGGGGTCGTGGGACGTGGGGTTCTAGCGTTGCACTTACTGCAAGCAATACCTTACGCATGTGGTCGCAAGACACATGGGGTGAGAACCTGTTCTTTAACGTACACAATGGCGGTATCTATTATTGGGTGTCTAGCAGCGGTTTGACCAATAACCGGGCGGTGTCACTTGTGTCACAGACTACTGATACGACGGTTCCGACTCTTGCCACACAGGTTCTTGTGTCAGACCGGGATAGGCATCTGATCGCCTTTGCCACAAACAATGGCCCTAATACACCCCAAGATGCGATGATCATTCGCTGGTGTAACCAAGAAGATTACACAACGTGGTATCCAACGGCTACTAACTCTGCTGGTGATTTGCGGATCGGTACGGGTTCGCATATCGTTCGGGCGATCAAGACCAAACGCGAAATCTTGGTGTTTACCGACATCGCCGTTTATTCGATGCAGTACATCGGTCCTCCGTACACGTTTGGTATTAACCAAGTTTCCTCGAATATCACGACAGGTGGATTTAACTCATTTGTAGCCGTGGAAGACGTGGTCTACTGGATGGGTCAGAATAAGTTCTACATCTATACGGGTGCTTCGGACGAGCTACCATGCCCTGTTAAGAACTACGTGTTTGATAACTTTAATTCAGACCAGCAGGACAAGGTCTATGCTGCGATCAATTCTGAGTTCAATGAGATCACGTGGTTCTATCCGTCGGCCAACTCCTTGGAAAACGATAGCTACGTCACGTATAACTATGTGGAAAAGGCATGGACTTACGGAACCCTTGCACGTACTGCATGGTTTGACCGTGGCGTGTTGACCTATCCGCTGGCAGCAAGCCCTGACGGCTATCTGTATTATCATGAAATCGGTACGGACGACGGTAGCGTAAACCCACCTGTGGCAATCAACTCTTATATCCAAAGTTCGCCGTTTGACATCGGGGAAGGCGATAGGTTCTCGTTCATCCGTCGCATCATCCCGGACGTGACATTTGTCAACTCAACCAGTACATCACCAACAGTCACTATGACCTTGAAAATGCAG